ATCTCCATGCCCTCGACCGACACGGGACGTGCATTTGTTTCACCGACATAGCCCAAAAGGGCTGTGTTCACGACTACATTGTAGTCTTCGTTGATTTTTATGTGCATTGATATTCCTCCTTTCTATGGCTTTGTTACGATCCAGTCAATAATATATTCACCCTGTGGAACGGTAGCACTTGCACTTTCTGCGTTCGTCAGCGCTACTATCAAATTGTTGCTTGTGAAAAATGTTTCTACACACAGCCTTCTTGCTTTTGGTGCCGACACCTCCCGCAGACTACAGATGACCTGCGTGTTCTGAGTCGGTGTGAACGGCAGATTCAAAGTCGTTGTGGCCAGTGCCGTCTCTGACGGTACGATAAGGGTCTGAGATCCTGCTGGCATATTCATTTCATTGATTGCGTTCTGTGTGGCGTTCAATGCGTCGACAATAGCCTGTCGGACGTCTCGACCTGTATATGCTGTTGCCACCTGTGTGACCTCTAAACTTATATCAATTGCTTTTGCCATAATCATTTCTCCTATTTTCTTGCTGACATTCCACTAATCGTGTCAATCTTGTCGCCAAATGTCAGCACATTCTGTGATCTGTCATTGATGTCGATGCTGGTGCCGATGCACCTCAATACCTCGTCGATGCCAAGGTAGCTATTGACTACGCGATACCTGCAGCCAACTGCAAAGCCGTCTAGCTTCTTATCAATGTCAATAGCCGATACCTCATACTGAACTTTTGCTGCTTTTAGTGCTCCGGCACATACTCTGCCGGCTCCAGACAATGCGCCTGGAGTGGTGATATTGTCGAATACCATAGTTCCAGCGTGTATTCCGTACCGCTTTATCAGCTGGTCATTGTCAATATACTTCGTTGCTCCCGAAAGCGTCACACGTTCGCCCGTATCATCGTTGATGACAGCACCTAACGGATACAGCCTTGTGATGATCTCACTTGGGTCTATCGCCTGCGTGATAGATCGCATATTCCTTCCTAGTTGTATCGTTTTATTGCTGAACTCTGAAAATTCGTTTGCTATGAAGTCGAAAAATCTAATGCCTCCTTTGCCGATGCGTACCCTCATTTCACCTCTGATATCTTCACCGGAAATCAGGTTTTTCGTCAATTCTGAGAACGTGTCTTCATATCCTGGATTAAATGTGTGCTGCGCTTGTGAACAGTTAATATTGCCAATATGTATCTGCTTGTAGCTTTCAACAGAATTATTGTGTGCTGAAAGTAGTGTGGCTATATACGTTCTTATTGTGCACTTTAGCTGTTTGATAATTGGTACACTATCTTTCAGAAAACACAAACCGCCCTCGCAGACAACCTGTTTGCCAATCTCGCCACTATCAGTCATGTATGGTGATATCGTCAGTACTCTGCCATCGAATATCAGGCTTTCCTTGTCGTAAACTTTTATCAACGATGTCAGTTCCTTTAAATCGGAGTAGTAGCTGTTGTCGGGATATATGTTGAACGTAAATGTGTCAATAGCGTTTATTTCTTTGGCAATGGTTCCTGTCAGCTTGTTGGTTCTGACAGAACCAGTTTCGTGAAGCGTCTTTGCATCATCGAGTGTAACTAACATAGTATTTCCTCCACCAGTTCGATTTCAAGTGAACCAGATCCGTATAGAGCTAAGACATTTGTGCCGGGTTTGACGACGAAATTTTGCATTCTAAACGTTGATTCAGTTTCTTTGTATAGGTTTTCTGTGAGGGTATGACCGTTGAGATCAAGCATTGTCAATCCTCGTTTGTCCTTATCGTTAGCATTTTTGTGATACCTTAAGCTCGGAACTATGTCATCTTTGGCATAAGAATAGAAGTATAGTACCCCCGGCTGGGAATGATAGCCGTCTGTGTGTGCTATGCAGGAGAGAGGCATCTGATTGAGGCAATCATCATCGAATGAAAAAGTGTCCCACGCTGTGTCTGCAAAGTCGTCAGAGACCTTATATGGTGCTACATCGAAAGTGACATCGAGAGTAGCTGTTATGTCATCTTCACCAAGGCTGGTCTCAACAGTTCTACACTTGCCGACAAAATGATAGTTCTCGGAATAGTTGTCATAAATATTCTGCTGTGGAGCTTCACATAACCAGCTCTTGATCTTCTCAATCCTGCGGAGCAGTGTGACAGGTTCTGTATCAGATACGAACATCTTGTATGATACTTCGGTGTCGTCAAAATAAAAATTGCCGTCATAGTCAGACAGGTCAATACTGCCGTTGCGATAAGGTACAGTCACTTTGATCTCACGCTTCTTCGGCTCTGCAACTGTTGCACTGATTATTCTGATTTTAAAATCCTCATACGACTTTTTGCCATTAAATCTGATTTGTCGTGTCATACTGCACTACCTCTTTTCTTTCTCGCAGCTCTTTCGCCAAGCATTACATCTATAAATGGAACTGTTTCCTCTGCAATCACTTTCCCATTAGGGAATACTATCACGTTATGAATAGTCTCTGGCATTTGTCTGACTGTTGGGACGACCTGCGTGTTTTCTGTGGCGCTTGTTGCTGCTTTCTGCGTGATACTGTGGGCATATGATCCATTATATACCGACCTTGCGACCCTATTCGTATCGCTGTATGTATTTCGCATATTCTCTGACAGTATCTTGTCACCAGTATTGGTATAGGCTTTGATGATATCCTTCTCTGCTGACTTCCAGCCTTGGATCTCACCCTGCGCATTCATTTTCGATATATTCTCAAATGCCTTTGAAGGGGAGTGTATATCATATACCCCCTTGACCGCCGCAAGCACTGCGTTCGCTCCACTTGTTGCGGTATCAATGACAGACTGCTGTGCAGACAGTATGCCTTGCTGCATACCTAACATCATTGCCGCACCTGTTTGTTTCCATACGTCTGATATCTGGCTTATTTGGTCACGCTTTTGAAGCGTCTCTATGGTCTTATCATACTGTTGCCTGAGCTCGTCGAACTCTGATGTTGCTATCTTCTTGCAGTCGCTCATGCACCCTTCCCACATATCACTGTACTTTTTCAACTCAGGCTGTGACATAGACAGTAGCGCCTTTATCTTGCTTGCAGATTGCGGACCTGCTTCCCGCAAGGTCTTAATAAGACCTTTATTCACGCCTCTGTCTGCAAGCGTCTTGATATCATCAGACCAGCTTGCCATGCCGTCAAGATTAGATTCCAAATTCTGCATAAGCTGTTCTGCGGATATCTCAGCACCGCCGTTGAATTCGTCGAAGAGGTTAAGATTGTTCTGCAATTCTTCCGTTCGTTTCTGGACGGCTTCGTCATAGCTCTTATTCATCTCAACTATTGCGTCAACAGTTTCTTGTGATACCTTGTGTAAGCCGTCTTTATACATGACAGTGCGGTTATAGATCGTATCGACCTTTTTTGCGTTGTCCTCTACGGCCTTTGAATTGTCTTCGAGAGCAGAAGAATGCTCAGAAACGTACTTGGAGGCGTCAGCATAGTTAGAGTCCAAGCGTTTCAGTTCGCTATTGATATCATAGTATGAATTCTGAAGCTCATCTCCAGCTTTCTTCAGCTCTTCAAGCTTGGTCTTCCACTGCTTTGTGCTGTCCGTTCTGTCAAATTCTTCAAACTTGTTTTCCCTTTTATCAAGTATTTCTTGAACTTTAGCCTGAGCCTGCTTGTTTTCCGTGATTGCTTTCTCAATGTCATTGCGCTTCTGCTCAGCCTTATAGAGGTCTTCTGATATAGCGACCATATCTTTCTGAGCTGCTTCGACAAGAAGCTGTTCTTTCTTCGCTTCTATGCACTCATAGACGGCGTCTTTATTGTTAAGAAGCTTGCCTGTCTGATCGTCAATTTGAAGATTAAGGTCAGGCATTGCACTGTTCAGCTGGTCCACAAGAGCTTTCATTTCTGACTTTTCGTCATTAGATAAGCTCTCGGCGTCAGAAAGCTCAAAAATTCTATCTGCAAGACTTTTATAGCTGCTATACTCGGCTTCTATATCTGTCTTGGCTTCTTCTCGCTGATCTGCGGCTTTCTTCATGGAGTCTGTCAGCTCATTCGTGCTGTCGACCAACGCCTGCTCTTCGTCATTGAGGACTTTTGTTGAGTCAGCGGCGTCATCAACCGAAGTTGCATAAGACACAATACCGCCAACTACCGTACCTATAATAGCTGCAATTGCTCCTACCGGCGACGCTTTTTGAGTTGCATTTAAAGCCTGCTGGGCGGTTTCAGCTGCTTTTGTTGCACCTGTAAGGCTCTTGAATGACTTTACGAGGTCTGAAACGTTATTTATGGCTTTTTTTGATACCATTGCCGACGTTATTCCTGTCAGTCCGCCAATAACAAGGTTAGAGTGTTCACAGAAGAACTTTATGCCGTCAATGAGGATTGGCAAAGAGCCTTTGGCAAACTTGGCGCCTGTTTCGACTAAATCTCCAAGGGCATTGCCCATATCGTCGAATTCGTCACTGAGGTCTCCATCTTTGATATCCTTGGTAAGTTCACTGAAAAGCTCTGAGCCTTTTTCGGCGGCGTCTTCGAGTGGGGCACTGAACTTATCAAAAATAGTTATGCCAAGGGATTCAAGGGAAGAGTCCATTATAGCCAGCTTACCCTTAAGATTGTTATTCATGGTGTCAGCCATTGTCTGACACGCTCCGTCAGCGTTATCTACCTGAGCTTTCAGGTCATCGAAAGACCCGCTCATGCCTTGAAGCATGGCATTAACGGACGATAAGTCTGTCTTATTGAAGATATCGCTAAGCGCCTTGGTCTTCTGGTCATCTGAGAGCTTGGAAAGCTTGGCGTTAAGGTCTCCGAAAATATCGTTGATATCTCTGATATTTCCCTCACTGTCAGCCACGCTTACGCCCAGCTCTTTCAACTTAGCGGAAGCAACGTCTGTCGGTGATGTTAACGACAAAAGCATATTTCTGAGATGTGTGCCGCCCTCTGCACCCTTGATACCGTTATTAGCCAGTATTCCAAGAGAGGTGCACATTGTATCAACGTCCTGCCCTGTGGACTTGACCGTACCGGCACACTGGAGAATGCCCTCACCAAGCATAGCAACTGTGGTATTAGATTTTTGGGCTGTCTTGGCCATCATGTCCATATAGCCGTCAAGGTCACTCGTCTGCAACTGTAGTGCTGACATAGTATCCGTTACCATGTCAGTGCAGGACGCAAGGTCCATGCCTGAGGCAGTGGCAAGATTAAGAACTTTCGGCAGTGTTTCAACCGCCTTATTTACGTCATATCCTGCAAGAGCCAAGTAATTAAGAGCGTCAGCGGACTCCGAAGCTGTATACTTTGTAGTCTCACCACACTCACGAGCGGCGTTCTCTAACTTTTGATAGTCCTCAGCGCCTGTGCTGACCTGCTCTGCGGTCATGCCCATTGTCGCCGCCACATTGGACATAGAACTTGAAAAGTCTATACCAACTTGTGCACAGCTTTCCGCCGCTTCCTTGGCGGCATTAGCTATAGCTTTCAGCCCCTCAACTGCAAGATTAGCAGAGAAAACGTCCTTGAAGACACTGCCTGTCTGGTCAGCTTTATCACCAAGGTCTTTGACCTTATCTGACGTATCCTTGGCTTCATTGCCAAGCTCCTTGGTGCTATCATCTGCGGTCTTGGTCTGATCTCGCAGTGTGTTCAGCTTCTTCTTGGTCTTTTCAAGTTCTTCCTGATACTTAAGATATGACTCAACGGGCAACTCGCCTTTCTTATACTGCTCGTTGATATCTTTCTCGTTTCTAATGAGAACGTCTAGCTTTGTTTTTGTTGCTTCGATAGCCTCGCTCAACAACTTCTGCTTCTGAGCGGTGTATTCAACGTTAGTCGGGTCAAGCTTTAAGAGTTTGTTGACGCTGTTCAGATTTTTTGTAGTCGAATTGATATCGGCATTAAGCCCTTTCATGGCGGCAGTATACTCAGACGTATCACCACCGATTTTGACGTACATACCTTTGATTTTCTCATCTGATGATGACTTAGCCATTACTCACCCTCCCATGCCTTTATTTTCGCAATATACTTTTCATATCGTTCTTTGCTGATTTTTCCCTGCTTATATCGTTCTTCAACAACAGGCAGGTTTGCTTTCAGTTCTTCGTATTTAATTTCGGGGTCAATGACCTTTTTGCCGGCGGCGATTAATCGCTGTCGGTCATAGGCGCAGGCATAGTTCACTACCATACCATACGTCATGCGGTCTAAATCAGCGACAGTAAGACCCCTGTTTATAACAAGAGAGATGACCTCCTCCGATTTGAGAGGCCGATCATCTCCGCTTTTACTGCCGCTTATGGATTTTTTCTGTCAACTTTCATATTTGCCTGCAGTATAGGCATAACCTGATTATAGATATCATCAACAGGAAATGCACCATAGGCGAAGCTGTCAAGCCACGTCTGAATAGGCGGTATACTATCATCATAAGTCTTGGCAAGCACCCATAGGGTGCGGTATTCGACCTGTTGAACAAAGGCGCCCTTACCGAACTGATGTACCTTGACAACGTCCTCAAGGTACTCCGTGCCGAATGCTTCCTTGTATCGATAGAAAAGGCCTGCTGTAGCCTTGAAGCCTATCTGCCTGCTGTCTATAGTCAGGACTATTGTATTGCTCATTGTCATTCACCCGGGGTGTAGGTGTACTCAGGAAACTTTGTGAGTACTGTGTTACCCTTTATACGGAAACGTGCAATGTGTCCTTTCTTGTTGTTGACAGTAGCCTCAGCCGGTGACGGCTTGCAGGCAATCTTATGCTCTGTATACTCATAGTCCATACCGCTGTCTTCCTCTGTCTTAATCAAAATCTTCGGACGATCTGTGGTGTAGCAATATGGGAAGACCTCGGTATATCCCTCGGCTTCTGATGTTGACTCATACTGTACGATCAAGCCGAACTTTGGCGCTTCTCCTGTTCTTGCTACTTCGACCAGTGTGCCGCTTTTCTCTTCGATGACATTTCCGTACCAGTCTTTCTCAAGATCATCACACAGGTCAAGTGTGGTGATAGTTCCCTCGTAACCCTGATTAGTCTGACCTGCGAATGCTACTACGCCGTCAGCCCATGTCTCCTTGCTTGATGACTTCGGGTCAAGGCTTACCTGACGGGTGCCCGAAAGCTTTGTCTTATGATACTTAAGTTCTCCATATGTGATAGTTGTCGCACCACTGACATCTGTAGACTCTGTAATCAGTGCATGGGCAACGGCTTTCACTGTTCCTTTCATTAATATTCCTCCTTGCGATCGAATTCGTATACCCACATATCCATTTGCTGATCCTGCCCCAGATAGCCTGCGGCGACTGAGAAACATATGCCCTTATCCATAAGGGCGTTCTCAAATAGGATATGTGTTTCTTCATCTTCCGGCTCGCAGTATATTTCAACTGCAATCCGTGGGATAACTGCGACAGTTCTTCCGTCTGCAGATATCGTCTGAGGTGTCTTGTTTATCCATGTTGCGAACGGCAATTCCGTTTCCACTGGAAAATCTATCTTAGCAATCCTGTCCGCAGGAATGCCCGAAAGTGATATAAGTTCTGTCAATGTCATTTCGACTTCTCAATCTCCTTTCTGATGTTTTCCGGTAATTTTTCTTCGGCATACTCTTGTCCGTAAATCATGTGCGGATAAGCTTTCGCCTTAAACGGAAGCGTTCTGCCACCACGCTTCATAGCATGGCCATACTCCAGCAGGTGTGTGAGAAGATACTGCTTATTCTTCTTGAAATTCACTATCTGCCGAATGTCGAAAGAGTCCTCGTACTCGGTGCTAACTGTAAGCGCCTTGGCATACTTGCCAGAGCGGTTATTGAACGTGAAGTGTTCTTGGACGACCTTGCGGGTTTCCTTTGCGGTCTTCTTAACGGCTCTTTTGGCGGCTTCATTAACACGGTGACTTTCTTGCTGAAATGCGTGCTGTAAAGCCTCAGCCATCTCATCAGGACTCATTGACATGGATTTCTAACCTCTTTTTCCGCTTTTCTATTGATAACTGCCAAGCCTGCGGCTTAGCGTCCTTTATCATCTGAACTTGAATGACGTTATACTGGTCGCCGTTCATTATCACAATGTCAGTCGCCTGCGGCTCGGCGATAAGTGGTATTCTTATCACTTTATCACAGCGGTGCTGATACTCAGCGGCTTTATAGAAACGCTCTGAGCCGACGGTACGATTGTCATATCTTATGCCTGCTTGCTTGATTTTCAAGCAATTGGCATTGATGATAGTTGCAATAGTGCATATGCCGTCATTGAACGTCTGCCGCTTGCTTATCATACGCTTCCTCCTGACATCTCCTCAATCTGACATCTTGCCCTCAGAGCGAAGAGCTGAGAGTGATAATTTTTTTCAAAGTCCTCGAAGCAATCGTTATATATATATCTGCAGCAGTCGATCAGAAGCTGGGCGTCGCCGTTGATATTTTCGTCAACGTTGATATCCAGCACCTGACCTGCATATCCGTTAAGTACTCCTATAGCACGTGCTATAATGCTGTTTATCTTTCTGTCAGTAGCTTCGTCTGACCAAGTTATGTTCAGCTGATTTTTTACTTCCTCGAATAATGCCTGCTGCATTTATATCAACTCCTTATGTTTCTGACGGTGTGACAGTGTATACTGTCGGGATAAATCTCTTAAGCTTTGAGATATCCAGATACCTGAAAGCATTGCTGTCGAGTGGCTTGCCGTTGCCGTATGTCTTGATCTTATATGTTCTTGCATCATCAAGGAATTTGAATGAATCATCATACTCCAGCTTGCCGCCCTTTGCCATGCCAAGACCCATGAAGTAACGCTTGCCAAGACCGAAGATAGCTCTGTCATCAGGAACGGCGCATGACTGGATAATGGTGCATGGAATAGGCATAATGTCATTAACCCATTTTCCCTGAACGAAATTTGTTGTCGCAGGCATTACCTTTGTCAGATATGTCTTTGGATTGACCACAAAGATGAGGTTATCAAGTGGTCTGTTGTTTCCAGCCTCTGTCTTGGTAAGCTGGGCGGCAATTGTGCCGATAGCTTCAGGGGACATTTCGTTGAATGCAATTGTCTTCTGGTCAGGATACTTGCCACCGACTACTGATGCACTACTAGATACGTCCTTGCACATTCCGATAGGGCAGTTAAGACCGTCGCCTGACACGACACCGGTTTCCATGCCGACCCAAAGGGCTTCTGCCAGTATCTCACGGACATATCTATCCAGCCATGAGGCACCAAGGTCAAGCATATCGTTAGACACTGGAATCCATGCTGTGAGCTTCTTCAGCGCAACGTCAAAGGTCTTGAATGCACCTGAGAGTTCCTTGTCGATAGCTGTGTTAAGATCTCCCCACTTAGCTGTCTGAACGCCCTGATCATTGACCAACATCTTTGTAATGCCTGTGGTATCCTGAAAATTGATGAAGTTGAGCAGAGGGTGCTGCTGTGGGATCTCACCAAGAACTGACTCGATTATAGTGATTGGCATTGTCTTATCAACGTTTGCCAATGCCATCTTGGGGTCAGAGGACTTGCCCGCCTCAATTACAGCGTTGTAGTAGTCTCTTTCCTCACTGGTCAGCATTCTCACACCTCTGGTGCTGAGTATCTGATTATCGACAGATTCCGCAGTGCTCTCCACCTGCTCCATGATAACATCTGAAATCAGATTGCCGTACTTATCAAGGGCGGTTTCCATGCCCTTGTCATCACTATCTCTGATAGCGGTTGACAGTGAAGCAAGGATATCTGCTTTCTGCTCTTTGATTGCGTCAAGATTAATCATTCTTTTTTACCTCCATTTTCATGAACTTTTCAAAAGCCGACATAGCGGCATTTGTTTTTTCTTCTTCGGTCTTTTTTGCTGGCAAAGCCTGCTGTGCGGTGGACTCCTTATAAAGCTCAATGAGTTTGTCCACATTCTCCCTGTCGAGGGCGCTTGACATAGTGTACTGCTTTGTATCACTAAGCATTGTAGCCATATCAACGGGCTGCTCTGCGGTTGATATGCTATCGCAGAAGCCTTTCTCAAGACATTCTGCCGCTGTCAGCCAAGTACCCACCTTTACCATTTCGCTTATTTCCTCACGGCTACACTTGCCGTTGCAACGCTCTGCATACGTAGTGATAGCGGTATCGGTCATCTTGTCAAGTTCAGCCGCCGCCGTTCTCATATCGTCAGCATTGCCCTCACAGTAGCAGGACGCCTGATGTATCATCATCATACTGTTGCTATACATGATGATCTCGTCTGCTGCCATAGCGATAACGCTTGCGATAGAGCATGCCCAGCCGTCTACATAGCAAGTAACTTTGGCTTTATGGCGCTTAAGGATATTTCCAATAGCAACGCCCTCTTTGATTTGACCTCCAAGAGAATTGATGTACAGGTTGATATGTTCACAATCTTTGTACTCATCAAGCTTGGCGGCGAAATACTTAGCACCTGTCTTGCTCTCCTCAACTTTCCCCTTTTCCCAATCAATGGCAAGCCCTCCACAGACTTGTGAATATAGATATAGGTTAAGCTCTTTGGGCTTATCCGCTTCCATTTTGAATTCAAAATGATTAAAAATGCTATTCATTGCTGTTTCCACCTCCTTCGATTGTCTCGTAGTTCTTAGTTCTTGTGTGCTTATCGGCCCAGGCTTCTGGAATTCTTTCCTCACCTGTCTTCTCCCTCAACTCATTCGTTGAGTAGAAGCCACTTGCGATAAGCTTGTCAACTGCATTTGCCATTTCAAGCACGTCAAGGTGCTTAAGGTTATTGGTACAGACTTTGGCATAGCACCCACGCAGGACTTGCTCTTTGGTATAACGCTTTGCCGTTATCTCGTCTGATAACATCTTGGCGAAAGGATCAACGGCAGATGTCAATGTCATTGATAACGCTTCACTGATGTTCTCGACATTTCCCTTTACGATAGCCGGTGAAACGTTGAAAGCAATCGCCGCTTTTTCCAATGCGTCATTTAGCATAGAAATGTAGTCGGTTGCTTCTGACACTGTTCTCTTGGTTTCACCTGCTGTTTGAGGTGTATATTTAATGCCACCCCATAGCGGAAGAACGGCGTTCTTAGCGTCAAAATAGGTTTTGAAATAATTATTCATAAGAGTATCGAATTTCTTTTCAAAATCGTTCTGCCCCTGTGCCATTGGTGATATTTCGAGAATGCCTTTTTGACCACCGCTCTTAACATAGGCGTTTGAAGCCGTTTCCAAGAAACGATTATGTTCTTCTAACATTTCCGTAAGTATCTGTCTAACGCCACCATTGGAATATGTGAGATATAGGACATCTCCCATATCGAATGTTTTTTGAAACGTAAATGCGCCTCGTGCCACCTGAGAGAAACGGTTAGGATATAGCGCATACTCTTGCGTACTCCAAGAGTCGGCACAGATTATCTGCTGACCAGCGCTGACAACAAGGCTTTCACCACGCACGAGGGTCTTGCGGACAAGCTCGTTCTTGAATTGCACGGCGGTCTGATTGACATTAGGTTTGATATTGAACAAATACCATTCTTCGCCACGGAATGACTTGCCGTCACGATAGGTTTTTATCTCGCACTTTGAAACCAGTGCCGCAAGGATTTCAACAACAACTTGAACTGCGTATGCTTGAACGGCAATTCTCGTTTCGTCATTATACCCAACCGACCGGACACTTATCACTTCATCACTCTTAGCATTCATTATGCGTGATAACAGTGATCTCAGCCCCATTGCGTTACCTCCTCTCTGTTTTTGCTAGTATGTGAATACGTCCATAATATTCATATCCATAGGCATACTTGATATTTGCTCAGCAATTTTATTCTGCGCTGCTTTCGCAGCAACATATGCCTTGAAAGGGTCTGTCTTTCTGGACTTAGGCTCTATTTTTCCATACGTCATATTGCCTGCGGACGAAGTGCAGACCTTGGTGTTATTCATAGCCCAGCGGAAAAGGGGATTGTCTCCAACTGCAAGCTTATGATTCACCAGCTGACTTGTGATTACAGGCATTATCATCATTTCATTCGACGGACGAACAAGCATGATATTTCCGTAACCTTTTTCATCAGAAGCGTAGAGATTTTCTTTGAGTGCCCTCCTAAGCAGTGTATAGCGGTAGTTATCTATGCCAGTCATTGTGACATTGGCGTTAAGCTCCGCCGCTTTCTGTGCCACCCATATAACGGGTATCTCAGGCGGAATCTCTGGACCGTCAACGAATGACAGTAGCCCCGCCGCTTCCCATTCTTGCAGTGGAGCCTTGATTCTTGATAGATCTGCAGAAGCCTTGCACACCCAGGTGTGCGTTATCCATACGTCAGTTCCGTCTACGTCAAAGAGCAAACCAGCTGAAAGGAAGTCATCGGTCTTCATATAGTCAAAGCCTGCTGTGCATTGTCTGCCTTGAAGCTTTGACAAATATGGCGTGATATCCTGATTAGTTGCCAGGATATTATCAAATGCGGTTATACCGCCCTCAGTCTGCTGTGGCAAACAGTTCATGCGTTTAACTGCAAAACTGATATTGCTTATCTTATCGTCGAGATAATTTTGAAATTCAGTCTTCATTTCCTGAAGAAGATCGGGCAGGTATTGCAGTGATGGGTTTGCTTTATACCACATTTCAGGCATTTCAACCTCATCAGGGCTATCCACCCGGGCTATGAACGGAAGCATACCATTGTCTTCAATCTCGCCGTTAAGAATTCTTATTCCCTTGGCTTTCTCTTTGTCGAGAGGTCCTTCACGGACGAAGCCGTCAGTACTCATGATAGTACGGCGTGGTCTTGGTACTTTTCCGAGACCACCAACAGCAACGTCAATGAGCTTGCTATTCTCATAGGCGTGTACCTCGTCATGATCTACCTTTCCCGGACGTGCGCCGTCGGCTGACCTCGGGCTTGATGTTCGGAACTTCAATTCAGACTTCGTTTTTAGATTTATTATCACTTCTTTGTTCCAGTAAAAGAACCGCTGCATTTTGTCACGATTGTCTTCCAGAACGTTATATACGTCTTTGAATGTGGTCTCTGCTTGATCTTCTGTTGTTGCAAAAATATCAATGTTGTAATGCTTGATGCCATTGGTAGGTGTGAGCAAGCAAAAGTCTTCAAATCCTAAGTATCCGTTTTTTCCTGTTCCTCGCCCAACATACAAGAATAGCACCGGCCAACGTAAGGAACCGCTTGCGGTATATGTGCAGTTGTGAAGTACAAATACGAATTTTTCCCATGGAAAAAGGCCAAAAGGGAAATATTTTTCATAGCTGAAATACTTATCAGCTTGTTCAGCATCAATGTAGATATCTTCTGACAAGAACATGCGCTTGACGTAGTCAATAAGCTGATACTGCTCAGCACAATACGGATACTTATGCTCCTCGACTAGGCTGATATAGTCTGCAAGATACGAGAGGTCAAGAGCTTCTTGCCCCTTACAGCTCTTCGTCATCGTCAAGGTTCTTGACCTTGTCAGTTGACAGGCCCAAGTCTTTCAGAATTTGAAGTTTCTGCTTGTTGTACATATACGCCTGCTTTACGGACGGATTGTCTTTTTCATACTCTTTTCCTACCGCAGAAACTGCCATATAGGTCAGTCCTCTCTTGCGAATATCAGCCTGCATTTTCCTTTCCTGTTTTTCATAAAACAGATAATCTGAAACCAGCGATTTATAGAAATCGACAGAAGCTCCCATTTGTTCGAGCTGCTCTATCAACGACTGTTCAATCTCTGATAAACTCGGTTTTTTCACTTTTGTCAACTCCTTCATTTGACTTTTCTTGAAAAAAATTCTCTCACGTGCGTGCGAGGGCGGATTTGTCTTCTGTGCCTCCCGTCGTACAAGGCCGAAAAAATTTTTCGACCCTTGACCCCGGGGGGTATCGCCGCAAGGCGCTCACCACCGCTCCTCATTGACGAACTTATCTGCACGTTCTTGCCAGCGCCGTTCTGGGTGCTGTGCTTCGTGGCAGTCGTGACACAATGCAAGCAGCTGCCTGTGCCGTTCGCCATTATCGTCATAGTAATACCGACTGTATGCAAGCTGCGGAAATTGCTTAAGATGCTTGACGTGATGAAGAATATTTGCTCTCGTCACCTTGCCTTTGCACTTGCATATCTGGCACTCATAGTGTTGCTCTGCGATAACGCTCTTACTGAACTTTCTCCAGTAGCGGTCGTTGTAGAACTTGTCAACTCGTCCGTCCTTGATTAGCTCTCTGATCTGACTCGTACTATACACGTTATCACCTCGCATATATAGCACAAGGACCACGTCATACAACGTGGCCCTTGCACCGACATAAACCTATGGAAAAACTATAACAACAACCCCGCATTATCATCATAGCACGCAGAGTGTGTTCGTGCGTGTTACAGCGTGTTTTTCTTACAGAACTTGCAATGCCTGCCCTTGCAGTAATCTTCTGAAGCATTGGCTTGCCTGGCTATCCACGCCCATGACGGCGGCTGCCAAGCTCCGTCCTTGCGTGGGACAAGATAACGCAGGCGAAAAATAATCCTGATGAATGCGTCATCAATGCCTGACACATATGCTTCAATCTCTGCTATCTCTGCTTTCAGGCTGCGATAATCGTCACTATCTTCACTTACCCACTTCAGCTCAGCCTTAAGTTGTCGATATGACAACAATCGCTTCTTAGTCATGATAATTCTCCTTGGACTTCTTAATGCTTTTCTGATCGAACGTCAATGTCAATTCTATCATATCACCCATTGCAATCATTTCATCGGCGTTGTCAATAAATGCTTGTAAAAGCATAGGTAGTTTCTTTGAATTATAAAGCTTGTAGTGCTTCATCACGTGCGAATGGCTATCGACATAGTTCTTCACGTCGATTAATGCTTTGATACATCCCTGTCTGTATGAGTCCATTAATTCTTCTCCTTTCCCTGCCTTGCAGATAATTCTCTTGATATTTTCGTCAAGATATCTTTCAACACAACACCATTTTTTTGAAGCGCATGGGCATGACGTGTCAGGTTATCGTCGATATATGCAACGTATAACTTACCACATTGAGGGCAGTTATAGCACCATACGTCCCCCTCTATGCTTTGAAATCTCTCTTTGCGAACGCAGACTGTGAATGCCTTATGGCAATCATCACATATCACGCTAAGCTCAGCTCCCTTAAGACTCATCATCTCACCCCCCTATATGTTCAGCTTCGCTGTTCGGCGGTACATGAATAGCGATATGTAGAACGTGCCGTTATCCTCGTTCCAGAATGGTCGGCAATCAGCATAGTAATAGTCTTGATACATATTCTCGAACAGCGCCGGGTTATCACAGTTATATGCCATGCTCTGCACCGTACGTTTCGTCAGACGATAATCGTTATTCTGCGGTTGCGGTTTAATGCAATTAGTTGACGCAACATAACGCTTAGCGTGCTTGCCGTTGTTATGTTCTGAAATCTTCTGCTTGCAGAAATACTTTGCAATTCCTGCACAGCCTGTCTGGTCAAACATCAATGGCAGGACCTTGTCAACATAGCCCTTGCCCCATATGGATGCTATCTCGTTGATAGTCAGACCACCTGTCATGATAACATGAAAGTGGATACGTCCAGACTTTGAGCCCTGCTCAATGGAATAAATATACTTCATTCTCGGTAAGCTTCTCTTGACTCTTGCTCTATTCACACGTTTGACAAAGTTAGCAAAGTCTTTCTTGGCACGCTCAAGGTCAGCAGGATTATTCTGCGGTGCATAGGTCAGTTCGAACTTATAGTCTTTGTCAGTGAAATTTGCAGGGATAAGTCTTGCCAGAGCTCTTTCAGCATTGATCTGATTCAATCTCTCCTGCACCTTGCTTGTCGGCTTTCTTTTTTTCTTTCGACTAGAAGAACGTGGGCAGGCATAGACAGGATACATATTCACTTCCATATAGTTTCCATAAATATACTTTTGTTCTCTGTATCTCATAAGGCTCATTGTCATTTCCTCCCACTGTCCGAGTTATTAAGACCCATTACAAGCCCTCATACCCGTGCTTACACACGGGCTGAACACTTGTTCTATACCATATATAATATATAGGGCTTCACTCTGTCATTGCCAATTGCTCATAATTTCTGCTCTTGTCTTTTTCTTCGCACTCCCTGTTGAATACTTCTTGTAACATATCGTGCATGGAATTAATGTCATTAAGAAGTTCTTGCGTTACAACACCATGAGTTTCACACAGCACACCAAGTGTAAGCAAGCCTGCTTTAACGATTATCATATCATCAATGGCATAGTATGTAAGTATTTCATAATCATCTATGACCTCAAGAAATGCTTTCGGACATATGTGCACCTTTTCTGTACCTGCGAATATCTGATATTCGTTAGGTCCGGCAACGAATGTCGAACGACGAACTATGATCTTGTCTGTTGTGCATGAACCACTCTTCTTCATGATGCTGTTGAGAATGGCAGGTGGCAGCTGCTTGCATCTCCAGTTCTTACGGTCATTTTCATTGATATCGAAGAGTGTGAGCAACTGTTCGCTGGTATTCATACTCGGCATTCCATAGAGCGGATATATCGCACTTGTCGAGCCGACCCATAATGAATTGTCTTTCGCATTATAAAAATAGGATATAGTCTTAGCCGCTTTACTGCATATTTTTTTCAGCTTTGATATTTTCATTATCTCACTCCTTTATGCTGATATCTTAGCTGGATTAAGATATCTTAGAATCGTCTCTCTAGCCTCTTCAAAACCTTTGCAGACAACTGCAAGATAGCCGTTGTCGTTAAGTGATTTCAGAAACTTCTGCTGAGTTTCCGAAACTCTTCCGCCGGTGGTTCGTTTCATTTCTATAAAAAGTCCGTTATAACCACCACGTGCGACCGGCAGCATTATATCAGGAACTCCTGACTTAACGCCTTCTTCTTTGAGTTCTGCGGCGGTCCTATAATGGCGATATCCGCCGTTGGGTATGGCGAACATATTTTCAAGTTCGGGATACTTACCTGAGCTGAACATCGCCCATTTAAACAGCAACGCCTGCTCTATGTGTTCTGTTGGTATAGCCTTCTTATTCACTAAGGACACCGTCCATTCTAGCACCGCAGTTAGGACAGTAGTTATAATAGCAATGCCCACAATAATATGCAGTTTCAGTTAATCCTTTGCATTCGGAACAAATCCATTGTTTACTGTCAACTGAGTCATTGCTAGGCTTAAGCCATTCTCCATGCTTGACTTCCTGCACGTCTGCAACTTCAAGAGTTGTGTCCAATTCTCCTTTAAAATAACACGGAACGCTTTTTATCGCCTCGTTTACCTTATCCCTAATAAACTTTGATGTGCCATAGTTTCTAAAAATATAATTAAGTCTATTTTTTAAGTTAGCAACTTTAATGTATTTATCAGCCATTGTTATACCTCCTTAAAATGTCACTGTCACATTCAGTATGGCCGCCGCTATCCAATAGACGGATTTCTTGTAGTCCTTTTGCAAAGCGTATATGATAGCCGCTCCCACGTCCAACAGGATAAGCAGCAGCGGAAAAATGTATTCAGGTTTTATTTTCATCATTGCTTATTCCTCCTCAAACTTTTGTGCTCTTGTTACGGGAACATTCCCTCCAAATGATATTTCTTGAAACATTGCCATGACTCTTTTTCTTGATAAACCTCATCATACCTTGCCTGAATGCCGTCAAGCGTCATAGCTATTTCTTGCTGATACTTCACTTCGGGATAGTACGTAACTTGCATGAATTTGAAAATCTCAGGATTAATATTCATTCCGCTCTGATATCGTGCCAAAAACGCTTCCATTTCATATTCCAAGATATAGAAAAGATATCTCGTTCCCATGCTCTTGTCTTTGGGTTGAAATACGCCGTACTTGGTTTCCAGCTCTGAGTTCTCGCAAAGATATCTTACTTTTCCGTCCGTAGCGGATAGTTGAATATAGACAGTGCCTGCCTCGTATACTTTGCCTTTTTTCACACGTTCAAACGTCACAAGGTCAAGCAGTGGCTTGCGTTCTTTCTTGGCGTGTGAAAGAATATAGTCAGTGCGGTTTTCAAGATTTTTCAATTCAAGCCATGTTGCCATGGTTTCACCAACAATATCCTGCTCGGTGAAGAATTTCAAAAAATCGTCCTTGACCTGATTATATTCATCATCACCGCAGAGGTCTTTCAGCGTTGCCATAAGGTCATTCGTTGCCTTACGCACTTCAAGTTCGCTTTGTATCAGCTCTTTGCAGAGGTCTTTTAAAGGTGGAAGTTCCTCCTTTTCAAACGTGTCAACGTAGCGTGGAACGCTCAAGATGTAATCATTCTTAGCAACTTCTTCATAACTTACCACGTTTGAGAATTTTTCAACAGCACTGCGATTGTGATATGTATCGGCTATTTTCTGAATATGTTTGTCCGTCATGACGTTCTGCTTGCCGTGTTTTTCGAAAAGTTTTTCGGCACTGATAAACAGAATATCTCTTGTCTGCTTGCTCTTGCTGAACACGATAACATTGACAGGTATGCTGGTATTCAGAAACATATTTTCAGGCAATGAAATAACTGCGTCTATCAAGTTGTTATCTATGAGCTGCTTGCGAATCCTGCCCTCTGCGTTTCCTCGAAAGAGGACACCTGCGGGCAGGATATAGAATGCTTTGCCCACGTCTGACAGCCGTGATAAGCCGTCAAGTACAAACGCATAGTCACTAGCCTTAGCAGGTGCAAGGTCATAGCCCTCAAAGCGTGGGTCTGACTTTGGTTCCCATTTCAGTGAATAAGGTGGGTTTGATATAACAACGTCCGTTGCGTTTTCCTCATATGTGTCAACAACTTCTATGTTGCTAAACTCGTCCGATTTACTCAGCTTATAGACTTTCTGCACTTCGTTGAGCAGGACGTTTTTTTGCAGAACCACAGCATTCTTATTTCTCAGCGTAAGATTGAGAAGTAGCACAGGGATACTCATCTGCGACAATTCTTCGCATTGGAAGAAATTATCTCTATCCATTCCGACTGACAACGCTCCAGTTCCTGCACATATATCGATTATCTTTTCTGACTTTGGCGCCAGCTTGGAAATCAGCTTGCACAGACAATCGGGTGTATAATCCTGTTTTAGATTACTGCGGTTTGCGTTATTCTCTTGAAAATAGTCACGCAGGCAATCATTGTTGCCATTGAAACCCTGTTTGACAAATTCCTTGCATAGCTTGTCTTTTTCAGCCTTGTCAAGAAGCTTCGCAAGAAGCACCTGCGGAAGTTCAAAGCTTTCTTTTATGCCGAATAGCTGATTGATTATTTCTGTTGTCATCTATGTCTCGCTTTCAAAACATTACCCCTCAAGGTCATCAGCCGCCTGTCTGAGCCACTTGCTTGTGACAGTGATAAACTTTTCCTTGGTCTGCGGGTCTTCAATATCATTGATTTTTTCAATAAATTCTGTAAGCCCTTTCTGAACGTTTTCAAAGATGATCTTCAGCGCAACCCTTGCTTCGTTTGTATTGCCTGACTTCAATTTCTTTTCCAGCTCTGCCTTGGCGTGGTCCGCTTCTTCTGCCTCAGCCTTAGCCTTGCTGAGGGCGGTCTCATACTTAGCTACGGCTTCCTTAACTGCATTGTCACGTTCTGTCTGCGCTTCTTTAAGAGCGTTATCTTTTTCAGCTTCTGCCGCCTTCACGGCTTCACGGCTTGACTTCTTCAGCGCATTCAGCTCTTTCATGTGCTCAGCGTGAAGCTCCTGGCTGACAGACAGCCTTATCTTGTCAATTTCTTCTTCGTCGAGGTCTCTCTTAACTACCTCGATAGGCTTGTCCTCGGCCTGCTTAAGCTTTTCTCTCAGTTCTTCAATCTCAGCTCTGAGGGATTCGGCACTTTCTGTCTGCTCCTTTTTCTCCTCCTCAAGGAATGTCAGCTGCTCGCCTAACGCCTGCTTCTCCTTGATTAACTTTTTGACTTCTTCAACTGTCATTCCGCCGAGGTCATGTGTGTCAGCGAATTCTTCACGCTCATACTCTGGAAGCTTGGAGAGAAGTTCAAGCTTTGTCACGCCAATGCTTGCGTGCTCTTCGAGAAACTTTGTACTGTTGTCCTCATAGAGTTTGATATAGGTATACGCCTGACGCTCTTTGAATGTGTAATCGCCATTGCTTTCAAGATAGTTTTTGAAAGACTCATAGCCAAGTGCTATGTAGAGCTTATAGTCTCTGATATTTTTCAGTGACCTGCCCATTTCTACGATAGCCGTTGCGGCTGTTCTGTAGCATTCACATATGTGCTGATGTTCTGCCATAGCCGTTTTCATAGATACTGTAATTTCTGTGTTTTCCATTGCGTTTCCTCCTATTTTGGTTAGTTATTCAGTGGGTATAAGCTGCACCTGTCAGTGCAATGTGAGATTATCAGCATTAAACAAACAAACTGGGGCGATTCCGTAACTGTTGTCTGCATAGCCGTAGCTGATAGCACCTACCGGGGAGACGTAACGCACGGCGTGATCGTAGCTGGTGTCGCACCTCCACGGAGTAAGCGTCCACATACACCCTTCAAAGAGCGGCACATAATCTCTATACTTGCGGTACTGGTCGCAAGTGAGCAGCGTTATATAATCTTCACAAATGCCGTAAGCTTTGTCGCCGTTATCTGCGACAAGGTCAGACGTTTGCTTTACAAGATGTTTCGTATCAAAGTGTTCCTCAAGCACATCTTCATTGAGAAAGCGCCGGAGAGTGGATTTCTCCCAGTTGTTGCAGCCGTCCTCGTATTCTTCGTTAAAAAGCTTTTCGCACCAACAATCAGCCGTTATCGCTAAGTAGTTGCCGTCGATAATGTCGAGGCATATAAAACGTATACCATTATATACGAACTCCTCACCGGGTCTTAGTTTGATCTCATTCATTGTAATTCCTCCTAGCTTGCTTTTCTCCTCTTATTCTGCTTCTTCTGACTATTCAGCCACTCTTGGAAGTTGACTTCAAACGCCTTGATTATTTCAGGCTTTTCAAGCTTCTTGCCCGTTAAGGGGTCTTTGGCTTGTTCATTCTTAAATCCGTGGCATTGCACGATATGGTCAGCATTGTCTATTTCAATCGTAAACCATGACTTATCAAGGTCAGACGGCTTTCTGATGAATAGAATTGTCGTGGCGCCGTTGCAATGCCTTGAAGCATAGCCGCCGACGCATATTTGCAATTTCTTTCCCTCTTTGATGATGCTTTCGGCATTCTTTGGCACGACCAGTTGAATGCCTGGATAGCTATAGCCCTTATATTTTTTGCAAAGCTTCTTGTATCTGGGCTTATAGACTTCCTCACGCTCGGCGGCTTCTTTTCTCTTGCGTTCAACTTCCATGAAGTTGAAGTTCTCAACTGCATTATCATGCGCTTCATTCAGCTCTCTCGGAAATGCTATGTTTTTTAATGAAAAATCATATCCGATTTTCAGCCCTATGTTAGCATAGTCATCATACAGTCGCACAAGACGACTTAATTCAGCGTGATCGTCTTGGCAACGATCTTCCTCTGAAGCGTGTTTCATGATGCGCTTGAGGTATTCGAGCACCTGCTCAGGGTCAACGCCCGCTTTTTCAATGCTAGTGCAGTAATCAGTAATATAGCTGTACATTCGGCAGTAGAAAATGTCTTTCTTCTTACCTTTGCGCTTGAAGTCCTGATACACCTCTATAACTCTTGCCGGCGTGTGATTTTCAAGAAATGCTTTCACTTCATTCAGCGTTAGATGCTTGAAGAATTTTTTCGGCGATGTTGCATTCCAGTTCAATATCTTATAATTTTTCTTGTTACGCCAAAGCAGATCCTGCACCATGGTGTCACAGTTCATTTTAACCGCCATTTCAAGTATCGGATACATAGCGTATGCGGTATAATAACGTTCTTGGTCATACTCTCTTATGTAGTGGCGACAACAGTAGCAATCAAAGCCTGAATACTTTAAGAATGTATCCTTAATTATATTCTTATATAGGTATACTTGTCTGTGATCAGCGAATCCGTTATTGAATGTACTGCACATTTTCCTCTTCATAGGCTCTATCATATAACACCAGCCGTTTCGACGGAATGAGGCATGCGAATGATAAACCTCAGCACTGCCTTTTCGCAGGACGTAAAGCTTTTGGAAATCGACCCAAAGATTGGGGATCCTGTCGAAGTCCTCCGTTCCGTATTCGTTATAGTCTTTATGAATCGTCGCCGCATATATATATACCACTTCTTCAACGGCTTTATATATGACGAAATCAACTACTTCATTTAATTGAACTTGCTTATATCCTGCCGCTTTATATTTGGCTTTCACACCGCAACATGGGCAGGTACCCAAATAGTTATGCCTGATGATATTATCATCAGTGTGGTATATATCACCATAATCATTACTATTGACCTTAAATTCGTGATTGCAGGACGTACAGAAACAGGTATAGCGCCCTTGGCTAGTCCTGCGGTAAAAGATATAGGGCGTAAAGTGACGATTAATCTCGGCACAATCGTCAACGTTGAGGGGCGGGAAGCCCTCAACGTCTTCTTTCTGGGCATGGGTGAGACAGTCTGTGAATATAGGCTTATATACTAATGACTGTTCTTTGTTATTGTTTATCCACACTTTCAATCACCTCTCAGAAAAGGTCATCAAAAGAAACTGTGATCGACTTGCGTTTCTGCTCAGGCGCTTCCTTGTTGACACTACCGCAGAGGTCTATATCCATGTGATAGCGTATCTTACAGCCAGGGAAGAAAAAGCCCGCTGCGGTCTCATAAGTCTTGAAGTCTGATAGTGCAAAGTTGCTATCCTTAATTGCTTTGTAAACTTCTTCAAAACACTTCTGAAGTGTGCCGCCCTGAGCGACCGCCTGTGCGAACTCCTCGTCTTGCTTGACAAAACTTTCAAGAGCGTCTATGACAGGCTGAATGATAGTACTCAGCACTGTGTTCGCCGATGCTCCACCGCTAAGCTTAACGTCCTCTCGTTCGTCTGTGAGTTTCTTCAACGCCTGCTCTCTGTAGCTAGTCATATCTCTTTACCTCCTCTATTCCGAATGCAACATATCCATTCTTCAACCCCCAACCACTTAGGACATATGTTATCCTATATCTGCGGTTTGATATCACATGAATAGCAGGATGTCCGTTACTTACAAGATACTTCTTGACGTTCCCTCTGAGGTATTCGTCTATTGCTGACGCATATCTGCTGACAGCTATAAGAGGATTACGGCGCTGATTAGAGCTGAGTGACGTTTCCAACGGCTTTCCGTCCACAGTGATGACATATTCACCACCTATGCGGTTAAGTCTGACTGCGTTGTTGAAATCATACATCAGTAAATCATCTCCCATACCTGCCCAAGACCGAGCATTACTACTATTATCATGAAAGCAAAGAAGATAGTCAGCAAGGCCATTGCGAAGCACTCTCTGCGATCTTCACGCTTTCGACGGGTAACGAGCTTGTTATGCTTGTCTCTCTGCTCCCTCATTGCCAGGTAATCAACCGCCTTGACATCTTCACTGATTGCAAGGACTACGTCTTTTCTTGTCATAATTTTTCCTCCATTTTCTCATGTTTCTTTTGATTTGCTGATAATAACCGTCATAATCTGATATTATCATCTTAACGCTGGTATTGTCCGCCATGTCAACGATGATGAATTCGCCGGCACATATAGAATAGCCGTGGCGTATCTCTCGGACATAGCTTTCAATTCCCATATCCGTTGCTATTCTGATGACGGATTGCGATATCAGTGAACTGCGGGTATCACTCTTTGCGTACATCTCCGTTACCCTCCAATTCTTTGATACGCTCCTCGATATCAGCCACCAAATGCTTCTCTATGGTCTGCGCCACGTAGTAGCTCAGGAGGTCTTCTTTGCTCAGATCTCCATGCCATAGCTTGTCACCGACAAGCTGAGCCTTACCAATGGCTCTTTCTATCTCAGCGTTTGTTCTTTCGCCGATAATGGCGTCTATCTTCATGATGTGCAGCACTTCTTATTCCTCTCTTTCTGTTTGAAATGGCGGTAAAGAATGCTTGCGATAACGTCAGCCGGTATCTTCTTGACCTTGCGGCGTGTTTCTATGATCTTGCCGTCCTCTATGCGATATGTAACGCTTACGGGAATATCAATCGTTTCTTTCACTTTACTGCCCCTCTTTTTTTACATTCTCAGCTGACCAGCGCCGGAACGCTTCCAAGCCTGCTAAGGCTTCTTTCTGCTCCTGCAGGGTAGTCCTGACCTTGTCTTTGACTCTGAACTTGCGGATATCGACCTGACCCACTGTGCATTCTTCGATGTAATCATCTATACCCAGCGCCTTGACCTGCTCCCTAGGATTGTCAATGAAAGTTTCCAACATGGCGTTCTGAATGGCTTTCATACGCTTGCCGCCCACGCCATACTCTGTGGCGGTCTGCACAAGCGCCAGCTTGATGTTGTCCGCCAGAATAGCCCTGTTCTGGGGATTGAACTCTTTGCAATTCCGTTCAACGAACGTTACTACCATGTCCAGATCTATGCCGCTATTCTCGCACGCCCGCTGCATTTTATAGGCATATACACCGTCCTTGTCCCACTCGTTGGCAATTTTGCAGTTGTCTGCAAAATCATCTATCCATTGGCGACATTTCTTAGGATAGAACGTCTTAGGATACTCCTTATTCAGCACTATCAGCATGGAGCAGAGCATTTCGTAATTCTTGACTATGACCTCGAATGCAAGGCGGTTCTTATGATAGTCTTTTATCTTATGGTTTGTCACTTTTATTCTCCTTATTTAACTTGAATGCTCCCACCTTGTATGATATAATAAATTTGAAATATATCAGAAAGGGGGATAACTATGAAACTAAACTATGATTGTGTTCGTGAACTTTTGCTAACTCTTGAAGAAAACCTAGTCATGGACGATAGCTTGTCATACCCAAGCTTAAATCTTAAGCAGGTCTGTGAGAAAATGCCAGACTTCTCACGAGCCGATATTGCGTATGCCTCAACGAAGCTCTGGGAAGCCAAGTATATCGAAGCAAAACCAGTAGGGACAGACAGCAAGATTATGACTATCGTCTACAGCAGTATCACGTATGAGGGTCATCAGTATCTCGACAGCATTCGAGATTCTAAGCTGTGGAACACTGTTAAGACAAAAGCCAAAGCAATGACTTTTGAATTGGTCAAGAAACTTGCTGAAATATATGTTGTGAATCAGTTCACGCCTTGATCATAGCTGTTTCTGAATAAAGTCTGTTATGACTTTGTTCAACATTTTGCTTTTGATTTTTATAATCTCATTTTCCTCAGGAGATAGCTCATTCACGAGTTTATTTCCTGAGACTTCTTTTTTTAAAGAGCAGAAAGCTCTTGCAATCTCAGGAAGAACACTGTCATATACTATCTCATTGAACTCATGGTCTGTTGATTTTGACACTGGTATCACCTCTTTTTTATCATTTTGTTGAGGTCAACAAAATGTTATTATGCTGACCAGCCATAAAGCTGATTAGGCTCAACACCAAGCTTCGTAGCAATGATAATCACATCATCAGTTGTTATCATCTTATAGCCATTCAGCATATTGTTGAATGTTCTGTAGTCGTAGCCGAGGATTTCGGCAACTTTCTTCTGCTTAAGACCTCTGTCATCAATGATCTTCTTAAGCTGTTCTGCTACGATTGATTTCTTAGCCTTATTTGTCATAATGGACATCTCCTTTCATGAATTAGTTAAAGTTTCTTGTACTTTACATATATTCTAGCACAAGTTTCCTGAACTGTCAAGATGTTTTGTACAAGTTTCTTGTACAAAAGTGTACAAATATTCGCATTAAAATTTGTACACAATTCTTGATATTAACATCAAATTTCTTGTACTTTTATCTTGACATACTTGTATTATTGTGGTAGAATATAAGTATAGAAGGGAGGGAAACATATGAGTCTAGGGTCACGAATAAAGGAAAAAAGAGAACAACTTGGAATGACACAAAAGCAATTAGCTGACAAGCTTGGCGTTACAAAATCGGCAATATGCAATTATGAGAATGGAACGTCAAGCCCTAAAGAAGATGTTCTGTTAAATATTTTTAAAGTCCTATCAGTTGATCCAAACTACCTCTATCAGGACTCGGTAAATGTTACCGAGAACTCAAAGAAAAAAGACGAAATAATCGAAAACATTCGCCTTTTTCTTGACGATCTTTCCGATGAAGACTTAACTAATCTTTATGATTATTTGGAGTTTTTAAAATGGAAAACTTCCAAAAGGAAAGAAAAATAAAAAAATAAGCACTCCACAAAACGTGAAGTGCTTATTCGCCTGCCTGTATGTAGGCGGTACCCTATTCGTCGGACTTGTTGCTTTCAAAAAGCAGAGAATAAATCATCTCTGCCAGCTTGTCCTGCAGCTCCTTACGCTCAGCGTCGGTCATGCTGCTCACCCCTTTCTTTTTCATTTTTTGAAAAAATATGTTTAAATCCCCTTATGCTGGTTATAACATATTTCGGCAAAAAATGCAGTAAAATTTCCTATAATAAATTTATTTTAGGATTTTTACCAAATCAGAAAGATCACATTTGAGCACAATAACCAAACGTGCAATAACTTCAATTGTAGGGTTTGCTTTGCCGGTCAATATCTTGCTTATTTCCCCCTCACTTATCTCGGCAAGCTCTGCAAGCTGTTTTCCGTTGATGTGCTTTTCGTGCATAATCTTTTTTAATTCGATTTTATAATTTTTAGTATTCATAAATATAGAATGCACCTCCTATATTTATTTAATACCATACGAATTTCGGAAAAAGAATAGCCCAACTTTTGAGGTGCTTATTTTTTTATAAAGGAGTAACAAAAATGAAGAAAACTGTTATTTTAACCGCCGTAATATCAACCCTGTTGATGATGACAAGCTGCTCAGAGTCGGGCAGTGACGTTTCATCAACTTCAACAACGCCTGCTGTTACGACTGAGGCATCTGCTACTGAAACCACTACTACCACGGCAGAAACTACAACAACTACGACAACTACGGAAACTACAACGACAACAGCTGCAAAACCTGCTGAGAACGTACTCACTTTTGACGATTTGAGCCTTACCATAGAAGGAGATTACCAGCAGCAGAAGCTAAAATCAACAGAACACTATACTTCATGGGCAGTAGTCACAAATGGGTATGGTTTTTCAATTATAAAGACAGAGAAGCCAGGCTATATAAGCACCGAGGACTTTCTGAATGACTATATGGCGCAGGACGGTGAAGTGTATTCATTCGTTAACGGACTTTCCGATTGTGAGGTTTACCTTTCAACTTCTTTCAATACGGCGGCTGTGGCTGATATAAATGGTTACTTCTATGTTCTCATGCTAGATCCTGATTATGAAGATAGTACCAAAGATTTTCTAGCGATTGCCGACACGGTTCGTCCGAAATAACGTTAGGGAGATGTCACTATGAGCAATGCAGTTATATATGCTAGATACTCTTCAGACAAGCAGTCTGAGGATAGCATTGAAGCCCAGCTCAGGGCGTGCAGGCAGTACGCCGCCACTAAGGGATATAATATCGTAGCAGTATATGCGGATGAGGCTATCAGTGGTAAGGGGTCAATGACGGCAAGCCGTGCGCAGTATCAAAAAATGTTGAGAGATTGCAATAAGGGTACTTTCGATACTATTCTTATTCACAAATACGATCGTGTGGCTAGATCGCTGGGCGAACACGTTAATCTTGACACTCGCCTGCAGAAAATGGGCATTACACTGATAGCCGTTGGTCAGGACTTCGGCTTCGGCCCGGAGAGCAAGATAATGCGTGCGCTGATGTGGTCTATGTCAGAATACTATATAGATAACCTTGCAAATGAAACGAAAAAGGGAGAACGTGAAATAGCCCTGAAAGGTCTTCACAATGGCGGCTATCCGCCGTTCGGATATGATATCGTAGATCAGAAGTACGTCATAAACCCCTATGAGGCGGAATATGTCCGCAAGATTTTTGCGGCGGTGAAAAATCACGAGGGAACTAAGGACATTATCGCAGAAATGGCGGCAGTGGGCATTGTGGGCAAGCGTGGAAAGCCCTTGAAGTATTCTGCGGTATATGAGATACTACGAAACGAGAAATACACAGGAACATATATATACTGCGTTGACGAGGAAAAGGATAGATCCAAGCGCAGGTCTAAGCCTAATGCTATAAGAATAGAAAATGCCCTGCCGATGATAATCGACAAGGCAACATTTAACGAGGTGCAGAAGATTATGGATAGCAGAAAACAGAGTGGACCAAAGACATCATATCTATGCAGTGGGTTAGTCTACTGCTCATGCGGTGCGAAAATGCACGCACACATATCAACGAAGAAAGGACACGTATATCACTACTATCGTTGTTCAAAGAAGTGCGGTGCACCTATGATATCTATGGATATCGTTGATGACGCCGCTAAGACATATCTTCGCACCCTGCTCAACGAAGAAAATCAAAAGGCTATTGCTAATGCTATGCGAAAGTACAAGTGCGGAGAGCCTGAGAGAGCCGCTGATTTCAAAAAGATAGTTGCATCTAAAATATCGGAGAAGCAGAAGCAGTATGACACCTTGATGACCAACATGTCAAGTGGTGTCCTCCCAGCTGATGTTATCGAGGATATCGGTGCGAAGATGAACCAGCTCCGTTCTGAGATAGAGGCATTGAAGAAGACGGAAATGCCAAAGGACTACACTACGGATCAGATTTCTCTTTGGCTCAAGGCTCTGCATGACAGCCCAGACGATAAAGCTATACGCCTGCTCATTTCTCGTATAGATATAAAAAACACGACCGAAATTAACATACAAAGTACATTAACTTCGGTCGTGGGAACTATTGGTTGCGGGAGCTGGATTTGAACCAACGACCTTCGGGTTATGAGCCCGACGAGCTACCGAACTGCTCCATCCCGCGATATTTTACTGCTTTTTTACTGCTCTCTCCTGAGTGCTTATTTATTATATCACAAATGAATGTGAATGTCAATACCTTTTTTGCAATTTTTTTATTTTGACTGAAAACTCTTGACTATTGTATCCAAATCGGGTATAATATATACGATATCGGGGTGTGGCGCAGATTGGTAGCGCGCTACCTTGGGGTGGTAGAGGTCGTCGGTTCAAATCCGGTCACTCCGACCAAAGCAAAAGGCTGTTGCATTTGCAACAGCCTTTTATTACTCATTATTTATAAAACACATAGATAATTAAAGGATTTATATAAGCTAACAAAAAAGCCAAAGGTAACAAGATATCAAGGTTATCACCATAGTAAAGAAAATCATCAACGAACAAGAGAATAAGAACTAAAATCAAAAGCAAGAATAAAATAATAGGGATAAAAGCCATAAAATCACCTCATTTCATGCGAAACATGACGAATACGAAGAAGAAAATCTAAATATTTTCAAACGCAAGAATTTTTTCATGTAATTCAGAAGCGAATTTTTCAAGAGCAGACTTAGACCAAATTAAATTCGATTGATTTTTTTTAATTAAATCAAGAGTATAGCTATAAGCCGATTTATAAATTTCATATTCGGATACAGCAGTAAGATTAATCATACCTTTTTCATAATATGAATTCATTGCATACATAAGCTGAAAGCATATCCTACTTAGTTTTTCTTCATTTTCTTGTGCAGTGACATCATAAGGGTTATTCTCTAAAATAAGACCTTCCTTTACCCATTTTGCATCGTAAACACGATACGCAAAAGCAAGAATATAATAATTATCAATAGTATCAAATTCATTCATTTTAATCAACCTTTCTACGGTATTATACGCTTTCCTTAAAATTTTTCAGCTTGGTGGATAAGTTCAAGATAATACCGATATTCATCACTAGAAAAAAGGTCGACATAAAAAAGAGAAACCAAAGTAGCACGAGCTTCATCGGCTGTAATCAAATCATCAACAAGATATGATATTTGTTTGTTCATGTATTCCTTAGCAATACCCTTCATTTGTTCAATAGTCATTTTCAACAATCCTTTCAACTTGACATTTAGTAAAATTTGTGTTATACTCGGATTTACAAAGCGGAGGATATCCGAGTTTGTGTGTGATTATGTAGTCGGTGTGTTTTGACGGATAGCCGACTACATTTTTTTATGCTTCTTCAAGCATTTGTTTGAGTTCGTTAATCAGCTTTGATAAAGCCTCATATTCGCAATCAGCATGAATGTTCAGAGCCTTGTCTATAATAATTCTAAGCTGTTCACGTTTTGCATACTTTATCGCAAGTTCTGTAGCTGTAGGCATGTTCTGCATTATCCTCACTCCTTTCAATTTCCTCCGCTGTGAAAGTTACCTTTATCTCTTTCACTATATATAGTATAGCATATTGCTAGCAATATATCAATAGGCATTTTGCATGAAATTTGCTAGCATTATATGTCGAAATTGTATATTGATAGCATTATAATTATATGGTATAATAGAGCAAAGGGGTGATAACATGGTAAGCGAAGCACAAAAGAAAGCCACAAGCAAATACATTTCAAAAGCATATGACCAAGTATCTTTACGAATGCCAAAGGGCAAACGAGAAGAATACAAAGCCCATGCAGAACGGCAAGGCAAGAGCCTGAACGCCCTTATAATCGAACTACTCGAAAAGGATATGCAGGAAGAAGATTAATCTTCTTCCTGCTTTTGCGTATTCTGAGAAAAGCGCTCTTTGAGTTTATCACGATTGACGATATACAACTCAGACAAGCTACACATTGAATTCATCAGAAGTCGACGTAATTCATCCATATCAGCAGTAACGCACATACGATTTATAGAACCTTTGAGCATATCAATGGAATTCATAGTTTCTTTGTGTTTTTGCTCCGTATAAAATTTACTTTTCATTTTAAAAACTCCTTTATTATTCAAATTTGAGATTATTCACAGCTTTGCACATTTGACTGAAATTGCTATGTACATAACGCTGGGTAGTTGTTATATCAACGTGTCCGAGCAATGCTCTGAGGGTTTCGATATCTGCACCACACTGAATAAGATACGTTGCATAGCTATGTCTAAGCTTGTGCGGGGTGAGATACTGTAAATCAGGGTACTTTGTTTTCTGTTGTTCATAGAACGCTCTGTAGAGCCTGTTATAACGTCTAAGGGATATAACTGTATGAGTTATAGGCGAAACGAACAGAAAGCCGTTTGAGACGTCCTGAGAGCGTATCTGATTAAGAATAGCTATTGCATTACTATGCAAGGGGATAAGCCTATCACGGCGAGATTTTGTGGTCTGTACAATCCTATCACCGCATGAAGTATGTACGAGTGTCTGACAGACTTTAAGATATCTATTATCAAGGTCAATGTTATCCCAACTAAGGGCGAGAAGTTCACCACGGCGAAGACCTGTCCACAAGTCAAGCTGAAACATTCTGCAAACGCTACTATCATCATCAAAAAGGTGTACGAGATTATCGGGGCTGAAATATTCAGCTTCTTTTTTTATACGTTTTGGAGGTTTAACATAATCGCAAGGGTTTTTGTCACAATAACCATTAACTATAGCTTCACGGAAAACACGTTTTAACAGAAAGTATGCACGGCGTTGACGTTCGTTACTGTATGTAAGAGTAGATTTTAAACAGTTCTGAATATCAATAGGCTTTACACTCAGAAGCTCCATATCGGCAATATAACCGAAGTGTTTTTGATTTATATAGTAATAATCCTTATAGCAATCATAGGCTATCACATCAACGCAGTATGCGTTATAGAACATCTCAAACCATTCTTTAAAAATCATAGGACATCATCATTTCCATTCTCTTTAAGATATTGAAGTATATCATTGCAATTCTTTTCGACCTGACTTGAAAAGGTGAAACTGCTTTCATACTGAAAACAGACATTAGCACGAGGGGGAGAAACTATAGGCAAATCATCTTTAAAGTCTGAATTGCAATAGATTTCTTTAGTTTTGCGGACTATGTTCTTGCTACTCCAGAAGAACTTGCCAAAAATCTTTTTTACGTCCTTTGTTATGTACTTTGTGACGTAAAAAGCTAGATTAGACATCTGTCCGTAAGTCTGAATAGCTGTTGAGAAACCATAGCGCCAATCAGACACGTTATATACAACAGGCAAATCAGATATAACACAGCCGAGCTTATCACATATATGCAGGCGCTTTATAGTATCTATTTTAAGGGGCTTGTCATGACCCTTAACAAGACGTGTACCACTATCAACGAACTTAAAGTCACAATCGTTTATAAGAGCGTGACAATGTATACCGCCTTTTTTGTGAAACTCAGGAACAAGGACATAACGCAAGCCTTTACGTTGAACAGCATTATCAAACCAACGTTTCAAGGGCTTAAAGACTTCCCGAGGGTCGGAGCGGTCAAAATCTTTACCGCTGAATGTTATAGTAAGAAAGTACTTCCAATCATTCTGATAAACAATATCAAAGATACTTTGCTTTGCTCTTTGAACACTATCGGAACGAACTTCACCGCTTTGTGACTGCTTATCTTTAAACTTGCGAGTGTCAAGCATATCAAACGTTATGTTTCCGTTTTCGTCCTCATACTCAAAATAACATATGTAATTTTCACGAGCCTTTTTAAGTTGCTCTTGTCTTGAACGTTCGTCAATACTATGCTCATGCTTGCAGTGATACTCAAATGCAGGGTCTTTAAAAATGTGTCGGTCAGAACGTGTTATAGTATAACTGCCGTCACGATATTCCTTTATCTTTGTATTACACTTGACCTCTTTAGAGGACGTTTTTAGGGACATTTTTAACACCTCATTTTTAAAAGTGAGTACTTTTTGTGGCTAATATCAAGTAATAGCCACACGCACCGCAGGGCGGCGCAAGCGCTCGCCCCTGCGGTCGCTCGTGGCTATACGCCACGCCTTTTTCGCAGACTTCTGCTTGTCTTTCTATCGTGCATTATGTCACTTGTGACATCTACTCCACGATTAGCAAGTATTTCCGTGTCGCTGATATACTCCTTATCAAGCATATTATCTACAAGCTGAGAAGTATCATAAAGCTGTCGGCTCTGATTAGTCTGCAAATACAAACGGCTGTAAAGCTTTTTCGGCATATATGACTTATTCTCAGTATATGCCTCATACTCGTCTATATCATAGGTTTTAACCTTAATAAGACGTGTATAAGGGTGACGGAATGTAGCACGGCACGTTGACACTGTAGCCGTTATATCTCGTATCTGTTTATCAAGCAGATTGAAGCGTTGAACTGTAGCAAGTATCATCATTTTACGCTTTCTACATTGACAAAGGTGCTGAAAAAGCGGTTTAGGGACGGCTCTTTTACCACCTGAGAAATCACGTGAATTGAAGATAGTGCCTATCTCATCAATTACGACTATACAATTCTTAGGAGCGTGCAGGATATCTTGTGCGGAATTAAGCTTATATATATTCGTCCACTCAGGGAAGTTTTGAAGATTGATATTTGTAAGTATAGACAACTGAGGATAACGCACGCAATAGTTATATGCTATCTGAGCGAGGGTTGACGTTTTACCAGTGCCGAATTTACCGGTATAGAGGTGTATACCCCAGCCTTGAAAGATAGCGGAGTTGTTGAAGTATGCACCGAAAAGGTGGTCATACACCTCATAGGTAATAAAGGGCGGTATTTGTTTTATGTAGTCAAATATAATCATAACAAATCACCTACACAGCACTTGCACAACGTGTCATGCGTATCATCACATTATAGAAGAACTTGCAGAAGATACAGAGCATAACAACAGCGAATATAAATGCCATGCCGAGGAGCAAAGCATCATATCTATTCATGACTTCTTGCGAGAGATCACAGCCCATTGACTTCAAAAGCTGAAAAAATGGATTATTTTCATCAAACACTATGTTTACTTTCATTATCGTTCACCTCACTATCATTAGTTTCAACCGCAGGAACGGCTTTTATTTCAACATCTTCACCGAACATAAGATACTCAATAAGCTGTTTTCTGTTTCCGCTGAACTCATGTTCAGCCTTGAACCTTTTGAGGTCAGTGAAGAAACCTATAACACCGCTTATGGTACAGACCATAAAGCAGACGGCAAGTATAAACAAAACCAAGTTAATCATTTTTCTACCTCCTAACGAGCCATACAATTGAAGCTATCATAAGGACAGCAAGAACAAAACATATTATATTAACCATTATAATTACTCCTATCGTTTTAAAAGATATATAATGAAAGCAGCAGAACAAGATAAAACCATACTACCGACTACGACAGAACCAAGAGAAAAAGAAAAAGAGCCAAAATCAAAAGTATAAGACATACAGAGAGTTAAATTATAAAAGATAGCTTTGAAAGCATAAATAATATCCATACACACCACCTTATTTAATAAGATTAGAAACAGCATTAAAAATATACTGAGAAATGTTACGGCAGGCAGTAAAGCCAGTTGAAAAAATAGTTTCAAGAACAGCGTCAGGGATAAGATAAAACAATATAGCAGATACAAGAATAGCAACTACACGCATAATATACCCCCTTATTGAATGACATACTTAATAAGTGCAAGTGTGAGAAATGTAACAAACCATGCTGTAAAAGTAGCAATAAACCAATCAGGAAGAATACGGATTGAAGCAGTTAAAAACTCAAAATATGAACTAGAAGTTGAGAAAATAGACGAAAAGTCAGTATAATCAACACTAGCAAAATTTTTAGAAAAAGTATTATCTTTATCATGCTTCTTCTGTTCTTCAAGTGTGCGTTCTTCTGATAAAGTACCGTCTTTATTTACTGATTGATAAGTACCAGGTTTAACAGGGTGCATTGAATAATCAAAAGGGTTAGTTTTAATCATATCAATATCATTGCCTTTGCCGTCTTTAAGCGGAACGTATTTCGGATAACTATCAAAGCTGAATTGAGCAGTATAAACAGAATAACAATCAGATTTTGAAAAATAATCAAGATAACCAGTATCATCAGTATCCCATTTATCAACATTAATATAATCAATATTATTAAAGTTAACACCATTAGGACCTCTATCAACACTATAAGCTGATTTAAAGCTACCATCAAAAACAGATTGACCGCTTTCCGTAGGGAATAAAGTTTCACAAGTAAGGATAGAATTTAAAACGGATATAACTTCAAACTTTTCTGCATCTATATTTTCAAGAGGTATAGAAAGCTGATAAGTAGGCAAATTCTTTATAACAGCCTGATATTTTTTATAAGAGCAATTTTCAGAAACAATATCAGATTGCATTGTATGTTTGAAATATTCTTTAAAATCTACAGTAAAGTACGGATACAAACCATTAGCATAAACAGCCGTACTAGTTGAGCCGTCTATATCTCCATTATCTTTATCAACAATACTATAACGTTGTTGAGATAGATATGTATATACACTGTTTTGTGTAACAGTTCTAAGAGGTTTAGAGGGATCTGAAAGAGATATAAAATAAATACACTTAGATTTACCACAGCCTGTTAAATCAAAAACTTCTGCAAGATTTTTTGTACCAAGAATAGCTTCAATACTTTCACTATCAAGTTTTCCAACTTCAACATTTAATTTCATTTCAGCATAGCGCCTAATATACCAATCAAGATAATCTTGATTAAGAGTCAATGTAACATCAATAGACTTTGTTTCATAATCAGAAGTTTTACGTTTAAGATTAAGTTTCAGGTCAGGACTATATGTAACAGAAAAAGGAGCAGGAACAGCGTTAGGGTCAGTAGGTGTTATATCATCGCCGTTGTTAGTTATTTTAATATTAGATTTAAAGATGTGATTAGGATAAGAATGTGATTGTTCATCATCATCAACATATAAAGAAAAAGAAGATACATCAACATTAGCACAATATTCTAAATCATCTATGTCAGAGTTACCATAGTCAGAAACACGAGCCTTAATAAAAGAATTAGTAAAAGATGATGAATAGCGACCATGTGTAAGAATTAATGTATCATTAACCAAAATATCATCAGGAATAAAGAAAATGTAATACCACCAATAATACTGTGAACTATCCTCAGAATATGTCATAATATAATGAGAATTTTCAATATCAATATTGTTATTTTTTGCATAATCAATCATTTGTGAAAATCGTTTCACACGAATAACGTTACTAGACGAACCACCACCGCTAACATCATCAGCGAATGCAGGAACGGCACAACATATCATCACAACAAGTGCAGAGAACATACACAACACTTGTTTAATCTTTTTTCTCAATTTATCAACTTCCTTTCAAAAAAATTAAGCGGAGCAATTTGAATTACTCCGCTTATGTAAATGGTTTTGCTTATACAGCGTGTCTGAACTTTGCGAAAAGTCCTGCACCTGAGCCGAGAAGAGACAGACCTACAAGAATTGCAATAGGTACATTGCTTGTCATAGCGTCCCAACAAGAACCAAAAACAGTAACGGCATTACTAAGCATTGTTGTTACAGCTTCCATTATTAGCAAAACTCCTTTCTTATTAAATTTTTTATAACAGCGGTTTCACCGCTAATTATTTTGTGTTGCGGTGAAGTGTTCCGTCTGCATTGATAACGGTGATATCAACAAGCTGAGAACGTCCGTTAAAAATCTGATAGTTCAGCAATACATCACAGCCGAGAAGCTTATTGAAATCCTCAGAATTTCCGTTAAGTCTGATTGCATTTTCGATCGGTATTTTCAGCGTATCGACCATTTTTCCATGACAGTCGGGGTTATCAACTTCCTGCAGAAGCTGAAAGACGACCTTTTCAGGGCTGTTTATCTGCTTGCCCTCTATAACTCCGTTAAATGCTTTCTTTTTTGTCCAGCCTACGATAGTTGTTTTCATGTTTTTTTCCTTTCTGAGGTTTTTCGGCTTTTCCTCGTGCCTTTTCCATTGTGTTTCTTTTTCGTGTCCCTTTTGCCCCTGCTGGCGCTGGGGCGGAACGGCAAGCGACTTCATTCGCTTTGCTCATGAATTCCATTGCCTATTTTTTTAACTTAAATTTCTTTTCGCTTTGCTCAAATAAATTTAATTTAAAAAAATTCCATGGGACACTTACGATTATCAAATGATTTGCGATAATAAACATAAGATAAACAGATGCTCACCCGGTGGCTTCTTTAGTGCCAAAACTCTAAGAAAGTTTCATAGAGTGCTACCTATTATGCTCACGTTCACGGCTACTACCTACCATTCGAGACTTTTCCGTTTCAGGCTGTCGTCATTCACCGATTTAATCGTAGTTATCTTTATGTTCAATTAATCACTTTAAATCATATGTGATTTAACAATATCATTATAAATCATATATGATTTAATGTCAACACTTTTAAACCATATATGATATAATTTTGTGAGAATAACCAATAAAGAGGTGATAAAATTATAAATAATTACTATTTTCCACGATTAAAAGATTTGCGAGAAGATAAAGACCTAAATCAAGCAGACGTAGCAAAAATAATAGGAACAACACAACAGTACTACGGACAGTATGAAGCAGGGAAAAGACCAATACCATTTGATAGAATTATAACATTAGCAAAGTATTATAATGTTAGTATAGATTACATTGCAGGATTAACCAATGATAAGGGCGGATTACATAACAATAGCAAATACAACATCACACAACAAAACAACAATAGTGCTGTTATAAAAATTAAGGAGAAATAAATGTTTGGTTTAGATAAGACTTTAGCATATATACTTATAGGACGAATTATCATAGATGCGTTAATCTTTTTGCTTATTATTTATCTAATCTGCAAATTTCTTGACCTTTGCAAAACTGTTAATGAACTTTCAAAGAGGAACAAGGAGCAGGCGGAACTATTGAAACAGCAAAATGAAACGCTTGTGAAAATAGGACAGATAATGATAAAAATTAATAAGGATAAAGAGGAGTAATCATGCTAGAGGAATTATTTCAAAATGCTGAAACAGCGACGGCTATAATTATAGGGTTGAATATAATTTGGATAGTTATTGTTATTGCCCTGATTATTTGTGTTTTCAACATATCCATAAGACAATCACATCAGGACAGAGGACAAGACACCATAATAAAGCTACTGCAAAACATATCCGACCAACAAGAGGACATACTTGACGAGCTGAAATACCTCAATGACAGCAATGACATAGACCGACAGGAGCAAGAGGACTACACAGAGCCGAATGACTATCAAGACTTCTGA